GATACTTTGTTTAACAGTTCAACGCTTTTTAACTCAAGATCAGGATCGTTGGTCTCTCTTGCTTTTTTATACAAGTCTTCTGCTTGTTGCCTTTGAGACTTTACACGGCTTTCATACTCATCCGTGTAATTTTTATCCAAAGCAGTAGCCTTGCTTTTAACTGTGTTGTACTCGCTTGCTAGTGAGTAATACTTTGTTTCAGCTTGGGTTGCTCTGTCTTCAGCCATACGAACTCGTTCGTTTAGCTTGTTAATTCGTTTGCTTACACCACGGGTGTATTTGTCAAGTTCATCCTCACTGCCTGAGTCAGAGGAGGCATCTTGATCTTCAACAAGTTCTACCGAATCGGTAGCTTCTTGCGTATCATCAAGTTGAACCTGAATGTCTTCGTTAGTTTCGTCAATCATATATTTCTCCTATGCTGAAACGATGTCATCAGGGTTAAGGATTGTAGCAATGACTTCATCATCATTAATGATTCTGACCTCGCTATCATCCGCTAATTTAAACCTTGAGCCTGCATATCTACCTATGAGTACCCATTGTCCTTTCTCGCACCAATGCCTTTGATCTTTAAATCTTTTAACATCTTGGTAACAGTCTGGACCCATGGCAACCACATAAGCAACAACAGTCGCTAAGGTTTCCTTTTCTATGGTTTCCTTAGTAAGTAAAATGCCACCATCGGTGACACCTTTACCCTTATAAGGCAAAACCAAAATACGCCAACCAGTTGGTTGAGGCATTCTTTCGATGACGCTTTTATCAATCAAAGTAGGGTCTAAAACCCTTTCATCTTCTTTGACAAAAGCCTCTTCTAAGTTAATTAAATCTTCTTCTTTTTTAGCTGAAGTTTTCTTATTCATCGACAATATCTCCCTCGTCATGTAAGTGTTCTTTTATCTTATCATGAATATAGGAAATTGCTGAAATTTCTCCCATTAAAAATTGATAATTTTCCATGTCTTTTACCCCACCAGACATGACAATATCGCTAACTTGCTCCTCTCTGCTTTTTAAATCTCTTCGGAGAGCATGAATAAAATCATACTTGTCCATGACTTAATAAATGCCACTAAAGTTATTGCCTCTTAAAGCTGCACCTTTGCCTCTGCTTTTTCCTTTGCCATAGCCGGGTTTAATTGCCTCTACCTTGACTTTCTTTGGCTGAGACAATGGTATGCTTCCTTGACCTTTTATATTTAGGGAAGTTTTTACTTTCATCGTTTTCTCCTTGGTTATTAATTATGTGTATTAAACACGTTTTCTTTTTGCCTTTGCTGTTCTGGCAAAAGACCTATTTTTCCCTTGGTCTAACATTTTAAGATTGCTTAAACTGTTATTTAAGGGATTGTTATCTAAATGAGCTACATCTTTGCCGTCACCAATTGTAGCACGACCAGCTTTTACCATTTCGGCTCTTGCTTTGTTTCGAGCTGCTCTCCTAGCTTTTTGTTTTGGAGAGCTGTGATAGTTTTCGTATTCTTGTTTGTAGTCTCTACCCACTTATTTTTTCTTTTTTGCAACTTTCTTTTTCTTTGCAACTGGTTTAGCTTTAGGCTTTGGTTTTTCTTTAACCACTTTCTCAGCAACCACTTCAACTTCAGCCATTTGCTCTGGCTCAAGTATTTCTACGTTGCTAATTAATGCCTCAGCATTTGCTGTTTTTTGTTTCTCAAGAGCTTTCTTTTCTTTTATTTGTTCTTGTATTTTTCTGTTGATTGAACTTGTCATTTATTCATCCTCGCTTGTAGGTCAATTAGTTTTAACTCAGCTTGTTGCTTGAGTCTGTCTTTTGCAATGTCATTTTTGTCTGATGCATTCATTGCTTGTTGATCTGCTTTTTGTTTTTGTAATTGCAGTTCAGCAGATTTTTCCATTGCATCCTGTTGCTCTTTAGAAGAGAACTGTTGGTTTTTCATTTCAATCTCTTTGTCACGCAATCCAAGCTCTTGTTGCCTAATAGCAACCAGTGGGTCTTGTTGTGCTGGAGGTTGAATTGAAGATAAGAATTGACTTGATAGCTGTGCCAATATTGGAGAGCTAATGCCCTCAATCATTGACTGCACTTGTTGCTGAACCATTTGTTGTGATGGTACATCCATTTGTTGTGCTTGTTGCATCATCTGCTCAATCTGTTGTTTTGCTTCTGGTGGCATTTGTTCTTCTGCCATTTGATTAGCCAAGAACTGTAAATGTTGCATGACATGAGCAATGATTATTGATTGTAGCTGAGGATTCATTTGTACGCCTTGTGTTAAAAACAAGGTTTTATGAGCCTCTATGTGTGCTTCATGGTTCTGTTGTTCAAAAGCATTGGCAGGAATTCCCTGCAATAAGCCACTGTTTTCTATGCCTGCATCTACTGGCTTAGGCGTTGTGTCTTGTGGTGGCATTAACAAAGATTCGATGTTATCTACGCCCAAAGCTGCGTACATTCTATAGTAAGCTTCATACAATCCTTGTGGACCGTGAATCTCTGGGTTTGATTGAACCATTGCCAGTAACTCTTGAGCTAAAACAACACGCTGACTCATGGAGAAAATGTTTGGGTCTGATACAGGAATAATATCTACCTTTCTATCAAAATCTTCTAACTTAATTTCTCTTGATCCACTTCCTGTTTCGTAAGGATATACAGGCGGTAAGAATTCACCAAAGACTCTGGCTAAGATTTTAAATTCGCTTTTTTGTGAATAGTGCAATCTTTTATGAATCGCACTCATAACTTTTGTTCCTTTTTCTAATAAGGCTACTGTTGTTCCAACTGGCATAGCTGCGTTTGAGTCACCAACATTCATATCTGCTATAGAAGCAAATCTTTGACCACTTTGAACCAATAGTCCTAACAGACTAAATAAAACAGAACTTGGTTCTTTGTATGGCAGTGGCATGAGAGAATCTCTCAAGGCTCCACCCGGTGCATCAACGTCTCTAAACTCACCCGGTTGTAGTGGGGATGCTTCATCTCTAATTCTTATGCCACGAGCTTTAAACCCTGCTGGCAGATTAGACAATGTTCCTGCATCAATCAATTGTCTCAAAATAGATGTGGTGGCTTTTGATAGACCGCCAATCATGTGTGATAACCCTAAGCCGTAGAAGCCAAGACCCGGTAAGAACTTATACTGAACAAAATAATTAATTTTGTTTCTGATAGGGTCTTCTGGTTCGTAATTCCTTCTAATGGATAAAACAGTTTGAGATGATTCGTCTATGGTGATGATGTATGGAAGCTTTAATCCAGTTGGTTCGCCATTCTCGTCTAAGTCTTCAAATCCTTCAATGTCTTCAACTGTATGAATTTCATACAATTTTCTTTGCTCATCGTTGCCGTATTCTGGCTCCATGCCTTGTATTTTGTCAATTTCTTCTGATACTGAATCTCTAATTTCTACATCGTTTCCTGTTAGTTCAGTGTCCATGTAGAATCCTGAGAGCTGTAATTTTCTTACTTCATTGCTACTCATAGACACTATATGCGTCACTCTTTCTGCACTTAGAAGATCGGTAGCCTCATAAGGAACCAATAAATCTTCGGCAGGAATAAACTTGGATACAGGTCTTCTTTTAGACGCATCGTAATAAACTTTTTTAAATGCACTTCCTGATAACGGTAGATAGAACAACAATTGATCTAATTCAGGATCGTATTCTGGCATCTCGTTCATGATGTAGTAATTCATAAACTCAGAAACTCTTTCAGCCTGCATCTCTGTGTTAGCATTTCTTTGACCAATAATTTGTGTCTTGACTGGTCCTTGTGCTGGGAGAAGTTCTTTGTAGGCTTGAGCTTGGAACTGAGTAACAGATTCAGCTAATATAGGGTGAATAACGCCACTTGAGCCTTCAAATGGCTGGCTTCTTTGTTCGTCAAATCTCATGCCAAGATATTTAAGACCGTCTGTATAGGTCTTCATCCATTCTTTTCTGGACTCCTTGTCGCTGTCTACATCACTAATTAATTTTTTAGAAATAGAACCTAAAACATAATCGTCAAGGTATTCAGCCAAGTTAGCCTCAAATGGAACTTGTTCTTCCTCTTCCACCTGTGCTTCATCAATAATGATTTCATCATCTTTAATGGTTACTTCTAAAGACTCCATGAGCTGATCTTCAAAGCTAGGAGCTTCTGCTTCTATCTCAATAGATTTGCCCTGATCAATAATGTCTGGGTTTTCTTCCGTTCCTAATCTTCTTTCTATTGCCATAGTGATTTATTATATATTTAAAAGTTAAAAATGTTTAATGTAATACTCTTTTATCTTGTTTGGTTTGAACCAAGTCTGTTAATTCGCCTTCAATAATGTATCCGTCTACCTCAGCAATTAACTCAGCAGTTTCTAAG